TTCGCCTGGGTTTTTAAGGTACTTAAATGCATCTGAAAGACATGCAAATAAAAGAACGCGTGGAGCATTTACGCTAATCCACGTAGTAAACGGGCTTGTCGCTTTCATATCAACTATACTAGTTGATTTTTTAGTTAAAGCCAGTTCTACTTTATACGCTTCATTTTGAGAAGGTGCAATATAAATTGTTTGCTGATCCCAAACTGCAAAGTATTTTGGTTTATCTCCAGTTGCTGCTGGAGTAGTTCGATTTGGCCAATATTCGATTAAATAAGACAAGTCTTTTCTAGTCATAAAATGACGTTCATTCGGTATATTATTTGTTTCAGTGTAAATCTGAGCATATCTAATACTAGAAAAATCAGTTAAATTTGCTCCAGGCATAGACACTAATGGGTTTGCTTGACCACCAACTGGTGCTGCAATAGTAGCTGTTTCGTAAGCTAAGTCCGCTGGAATTTCAATATCCCTAAATATTCTAAATTCAACGTTTCTAATTAAATCATCTAAGATGTCGTTGGTAGCTGTTTGTGTCCAAATAGCACTGTCGGTTTCAGTCCAGTTAAGAATTTCACTAATAAGGCTTGCGTATGTTGTCATGGTGCTAATGTTACAGGACCTGATGATACAAGTCCACCCCCAGCTGACATGGCTCCAGGTCCATTCCAGTATTTATAAGCTAAGCCACCGGCTCCTGAAAACTGATCTACGTATGTTTGTGTGTCGTCAACTAACAATTTGTTTGCTCCACCATAAGGAGCTTTGTTAAAGTTAGTTGCAAATATTATAGCAGTTGGTGCTAGTGCACCAGAATAATTAGTATTGATCCAATTTGTTTTTTGTGTATTTAACGATGGCGATCCAGTGTCTGTAGTTAGGATACTGTAAGAACCATTAATAGCAATTGCTTGATTAATTAAAGAATCTGCTCTTGCTAATTTAGTTAAGTTTGTAAAAAAGTTAGCAGCGTTTGCAGCGATAGTTGTTGCTTGCATTGTATCAGTAATTGTAAACCAGTCTGTCAAATTATTATAGGTAGCAATCGCTTGATAGTAACTAGTTAAAACTCCGTCCATATCAATGTATAAAGTTGTAGTTCCGGGAACACAGTTTGCCGCAAGAAACGTTTCTGCATCGTACGCTGGATTAAATGTATAATTATTAGAATCGATTACATTGTTAACAGTAAAGCCAACCGCTGTTTGTAGCGCTGCTATCTGTAACCAAGAAGTAGTTGGTGCAGAAGAAGTAAATGCTTCTGACATATTTCTAAATCTAACAATATCGCCTACTACTAAATTATGATCCGGTTCATTTATATAAATGTTTTGATCGCCTGCAGTTGCCGATGATTCAAATGGATTATTGTTTAGCATAATAGCAACTTGTGGTTCTACTCTAGCTGGACGTGAATCTCTAAGACCTTCTAAGTCTCCAGATAAATGTCTTACTAATAATTGTGGGTGTTTAGGTTCCCATTCAGTTTTGTGTACAAACGCACCATTCCATTCAAATAACATTTCTCTATATGGAAACGCCATGCCACTTCTATCTGAAATAGCTTTTGAATATTTTCCTCGAGCAAAATTAGACATTTGGGTAATACGCCTGTGGAGTTATGTATGTAGATGTTGGTGAGCCGTCTTCTGTTAAAGCTCTATTTAATTCATCTTCATAAATTAATTTTAAATTTTGAATATATTCTACTTTGTATTTCATAGACAAGTAGTAAGATAAACCTGATATCATGCATGGTACAAATCGATAAGGTACATCAGCAACGTTGCTATATACCCCAGCGTCTTGGATACGTTTAATAAAATACATAAACACAAAATTACCTGCGGCAGTTGCATCAGGTGTTGGGTAAAGGTTCAGCACTACTTTATCAATAAACCTTTGCACATAATACTGTGAAGGTGTTGATTGATTTAATTTAGCTGATAAACCGTTGTAAGTAGATCTAGATATCTTTGTTAGTGCAGAATCAGCTTGGTTAGCTGCACCGCTATTTCTTCGGTAAGCAGCTTCTAAGATGTCATCAACTCCGTAAAGAACTACCGTGCCGTCAGGGTTAATAACTGGTGCTGTAGTACCGTCAGCTGCAGAACGAGTAAAAACATACTCAGCTTGACCTTGTACTAAATCAACTTGAGTATTACCTACTTCCCAATAATGCAAACCTCTATTAGCCCATTCTTGAAGCATAATGTTTAAAGAACGTTTAGCTGATTTCATTTGATAACCGCTTACATTAACAAGTCCGATTCTCTCAAAAGATTCCTCGATAACTTCGTCGATATAAAGGGTTTTCTCAAAAACAGTAGTTCCTGATGTTGCCATTTATATTTCCTTATACAGTTGCTGTTAATGTAACGCCTGCGTTAGCATTTGCTGTGATGGTCGCATGAATATCTGTTTTAAACAAAATTCCACTACCTGGTACAAAGACACTTAAGCCTTCGGTTCCAAATTTATAAACTGCTTTAATAGTTCCTGCTCCACCACCATCTCTAAGTGTGAGTGTGCTTGCTGCAACACCTGCACAAGAAATAGATGTGACTCTAGAACGTCCCGTGTATAAACTACCAGTTGCTGCTGCATGTAAAGTGACTTGATCTGATGTAAATGATCCTCCGCCTGATCCCATAATTTTCTCCTATACTTAGGGGTCCGAAGACCCCTAATTAATTTTTAATTAACCTGCTACTAAGCCGCCTGAACCAGAGTTCGATTGCTCACCATTATCTACCATATGGTAAAAAATAGTTCCGCTTAAAGTACCAGCTGTACCAGCTGCTGCAACACCAGCGACGATTTTAACATCTTGAGTCATTTCTAATATCCCAAGAGCATTACCGTCAGTAGCTGCACCCGGTTGAATATTACCTTGTGTAGCATCTGCTGCTAAGTTGTCAGCAAAACCATCAGTATCAACAAAAGCTACGCCTGTTGTTAAGTCTACGTAACCTACGTCTAGTTTACCACCTGCCGCTGCTGCTCCCGCAAAGCTAAGTGAATCAATGATTGCACCTTTTGGTAGTTGAACTTGTCTAGTATCTGTTGCAGATATTTGAGCATCTGTTCCAGCCGCTGCATTGGTTGCAGGTACATAGAACTGAGCTACCATTTGCACAGAACCAGCATAAGTTGTTTTTTTGCCGTTACCGTTAGATCTTAAGATCCCTGTAAAAGTTGTAGTTGCCATGATTTGTTTTCTCCTATTTCCGTTAATACAGTATTGAGATTTGTCGACTGCTAACGTCTGTAATAACTAATTTAAATTGCAGTGTGCAAAGTATATGCTTTTAAATAAGAATATGCAAATAAAAAGGGGCCCGAAGGCCCCTTAATATCTTAGTCTTAATCTAGTGATTAAGCACCTGGGTTTCCGTAGATTCCACGAGGGTCAGACCAACCGAAGCTGTATCTTTCTCTTGCTTTGTATCTTACGTTTCCAGTTTCGAAGTCACCTTCCATGGCCGTTTTAATCGGCGCACGTACCATGTGCTTCATTCCGTTAGGAACATCAGTCTTGATAAAGAAGGACTCTGTATCAGATAAGAAGTTGTTAACAACAAAACCCTGTGGGATCATACCCATAGATTTCAGTGCATTAACATCATTGTCTGCAGTTCCCGGTCTTTGACCAGACTTCATTAATCGTTCCGCTACGAATTGCTGATTAGGGTGAATGATCATTTTCATTCCTCTAGCAGCAATCTTTAAGCCACGCTCATCTGTCATAGCAGCAATGTCAATCATTGCTTGCTCTAAAGATGTCTCTGACAAATCAGCCGAAGTAGTTGGTTCGTTTTTAAACGTCCCAGCTATTGTCGGGTGAACGGTTGAACAAAGTTCAACTCCATCACCACCAAGGAAGCTAGCATTGAACGCTCTGTTAAGAACGTTAGCAGCTTTAACTTGCTTAGTATTTGCCATAGAACGAGCTAGTGCTTTTGTATAACGCGTAGAGATCTTGTCATAAAGGTTATCCTCAATGTTCTCTTCCGTTAGCGCAAATGCTAACGCAACAGTTTCATGTTGGTACCTTGCTGTGAACGTCTCTTGTGCATTGTCATATACAATAGCAGCACCCTCGGCTTTAACCGAAGCGTTCTCGAATCCAGATAACATTACTTCTTCTTCAAAAGCTCTGTCACTTGATTCAGTTTCGAAAATCTCCGTGTGTTGATTTTCGTATTGTTTATACTCAAGTCCAAATAGTGCATTTAGACCTGGCTCTAGCTCTTTTGCTAGTTGTTGTCTTGATATAGCCATTTTTTAAATCCTCCTGCTATTATTTGTAAAGATGTTCATTAATAAGAACTTCGTAGACTACGTTTTCATCGCCGACATTGCCTCTAGCAGGATTA